CATTAACTTGCACTGCTAAAGGTTGGAAAGGTCTGTGTGGAGCTGTGAACGTGCATTGTGAAAGTGGATGTATTGTTGGAATTCATTTTGCAGGTACTGATGAAGTTTGTTCTATGATAACGTTGACTCGTGATCAATTCGATAAGTATGAAAGTCAATTGTCCACTTTGTTGGATAATATGAAGACTGTTACAGCAACTCATCATTGTTTGTCTCATAAACCAGCAAGTATAATTCCTGAGACATTTAGGTTTCAGAAGAGATTGGATTTCAGAGTCAATGTACCTAGAAAAAGCAAGATCGTTGAAAGTAAATTTCATGGTGTGTTTCCTATAACGCATGGACCTGCAGTTCTTGATCCAAATGACCCAAGGACAGAGTTTGAAGGCTCAATACTTGGCGCCGGTTTGATGAAATTGTCCAAGGAAATCTATCAGCCAGAAATGCATTTTGTTGAAGAAATATGCAATCATATGTGTAAGAAGTACTATAATGGTGCTTTTGACGATACTGAATTCCTCGGAGAGATACCTTTGGACATAAACATTAATGCTGGTGTTTTGAATGGCATTTCATCATTGACGTTCACTAGCTCAGACGGACAGCCTTATGTTGCACGTAAGAAATTCTTATTTCAGTTTGAAGATCAGCGGCATTACTTGACGGAATATGGGCATGAGCAATATGAAAAGATGGACAGAGATCTAAGAGAAAACGAGGAGAATGAGTTTTATTTCACTGCTTATTTGAAAGATGAAACCCGTCCTTGGAAGAAGATCAAGGAAGGGAAAACTCGTTTATTCACTGGTTGTAACAAAGTGGCCGTTTTGGAATCACGACGTTATCTCTTGGATTTTGTTGGCTTTTTGCATCGAACGAAGCTCAGACATCCTTGTGCAGTTGGCATCAATCCTCTTAGTTATGATTGGACTGTGATGGTTGAAAAGATGTTAAGCATGGGACAACTTGGATTTGCAACCGACTTTTCCGATTATGATGGATCAATATATCCATTCTTCTTTGACATTTTGACGGTTCTTGTGAACCATTTTTATGCTGACGATAACAATGAGATTCGGAAAAGGATATTGAGTGAATATTGCTGCTCG